GATAAGCTGGTGTGAATCCATCTGGGGCGTTTGTATTTGCCATTTTAATTCACCTTATAAAAATAAATTTTATTAAAGTCCTTAATATAAATTAAGAACCACCTTTACCAAATGTAACCTTGGATGATCTATTAGGAGTACTAATAGGCATCACTTGATTACTTTCTCTCATAAGATCATTATCAACTGCTTGAATCTGTTGGTCAGCTACGTTTTGATAGTATGCTCTCCTTTCATCAACAGTCTCCTTGGGTATCTTAGCGAGAATTAAGCCACCAACTCCTATGACACCAGCGTGTTTACCATCATCAATACTAGGAGCTTCAAAATCTGGATGATCTTCAGCTCTTACGGGTTCCCAACCTTCACGAATACGTTTTGACATATTCGCTGGATCGTTCTGCCCTATCATTGACTCTCGTATCCATCTGTATACATAGCCCTGCGGTGGGGGAGGTGCGTCTAACAAAGACGGGGGTTGCCAAGGTTTACGACGAGAAACTTTATCTCGACTTTCAGCAGATCGTGGAGTTCGATCTGAGTTAGTAGTATTTTCTTCTTTATCTACCATTTTTTCTACTCCTTAATATGCTTAGCATATTCTTCTAGTGGCACACCTAATCTTTTCGCTATTGCTACTTGACTCGGTGTGAGTTTTATAGTTCTACGTGATCGAGCTTTAGTAGTTCCAACACCTTTGCTAGAACCTGCTACTGTCTCTCTCACCTCTTTTTGAGTATTCCCTAATTTATGAGGGAATGACTCAGCAAGTCTTTTATCTACTTCTTTATAATATTCATCAGAAGTAGGATCATAACCTTCACCTTCTGTAAGCTGTCTATGGAACGCAAAAGCTGCAGTTGTCATAGCTAGGTCATCCCCAAACCACTCATTTTTTTCTGCCCAAGCTTTCGCTTTTGGATCAGGCTGTGGAGCCTGTTGTTGTTGCTGGGCAGGTTGAGTCCATTTAGGAGCTACCTGTTGCTCACCTTGAGTAACTTCTGTTTCGGTTTCGGCTTCAGGTTTTACCCTTTTTAAGCTTTCTTCCTCAACTGCTAACTTGGCTAAGTCTTTTTGAGATTCTAATAAAGCGTCTGTATCTCCTGATTCATACGCCTTTTTATATCTCTCCTGTGCCGAGTTTAGTTCTGAAGATACTCGTGTACTATATTCATCATATAGGTTCTTATCAGTTTTTGAAAGTTTATTTTTAGTTTTATTTAATTCATCTTGAACAGATTGAGCATATTCTATGGCTGCTTGTTCTCTTCTTTCTGATTCCCTAACTTTATAAGTTAGTTTATTGATACGTTTTTTAACGCCTTCGCTGTAATCTTCAATCTCGTCTTCCTGACCAGATTTAGTTACTTCCTCTTCTTTTTCTGCTTTCGCTTCTGGTTCAGTTTCTTCAGTTTCACTTTCTGGTAGTTCAACTTCAGTCCCTTCATCCTCTTCTTCTATTGCTTGCATAGCTTCTTCTGCCATGTTATTCTCCTTATATGTGCGTAAGTAATTAAGCTGATTGTATGTCTTCTGGGTTGGAGACAACAGCTAAAATTTCATCATCGTTTAATAAACGCAGTTCGCCACCCTCAATTTTGAGTCTAGCTCCTGCATACCTGCCAAATATCACCCAGTCTCTTTCTTGACACCATGCCCCTTCAGGGAATTTATTCCCGTCACGGTATGCGTCTGGACCTAGTGCTACCACAAACCCAACATTAGTACCAATGCGTTCTTTTTCTAATACTGAGTCTGCTAAATAAATACCGCCTTTAGTTTTTTGTTTAGGACTAAAAGGTAGTATCAATATTCTGTATCCCGTTGGTTTAGGGAGTTTTGATTGTAGATCTTCATCTTCGTGTACGCTTTCAGGGGTGACACTAGGTGCTACCTCTTTAGGTTCCACAAACCGTTCTACTTTATT